AATCGCAACAATCATTAAAATCTTGGGGCGATCAAAAATGGACTACCAAATCAGGCAAGAAATCATCTGAAACGGGCGAGCGGTATTTACCAAAAAAAGCAATTGAGGCATTAAGTCCTCAGGAGTATGCTGCAACAACTAAAGCAAAACGAGCAGGAAAAGCAAAAGGAAAGCAGTTTGTAGCACAACCAAAAAGCATTAAAGAAAAAACTAAATCGTATAGGAAGATTTAAAATGAAGCCTGAAGATTTTATTGACCGTCAAATGGAAGCATCTGATAAGTTATTTAAAGTTATGTTTGAAGACCACAAAGAACGTATGAAAGATATGGTGCTTTGGGCAGATATGAATGCGGGATTAATGCAAAAATTAGATAAAAGAGATGAAGAAATAGCAAGATTAACTGCGGAACTTACTGCAATGAAAGCAGTATCAGGACTATAAATGGCATATACATCAGGACTTACTACGTTTAACCTAGACCTCACAGAGCTTATTGAAGAAGCCTTTGAGCGTTGTGGTGCGCAGTTGCGTTCAGGTTATAATATGAAAACTGCCCGTCGTTCTATTAATTTAATGACGATCGAGTGGGCAAACAGAGGTATTAACCTTTGGACTATTGAAGAGTGCTCTATACCTTTAGTTGCTAATCAAGGCGTATATCCATTACCAATAGACACAATTGATATTATAGATGCGGTTACTAGAACAAATAACGCTAGTACGTCTAATCAAACCGACATTAATTTGAGCCGTCTGTCTGAGCCAGATTACTCTACTATACCTAATAAACTAACTACAGGTCGCCCAATTCAGATGTGGGTTAACCGTCAAAGTGGCAATGCCGATTTAACATCTTATATTGTTAGCACAACAACGCTTACAGCTACTGCAACAACCATTACTTTAGGCACGGCTACAAGTTCAACTCCATCAACATTAAATATGCCCTCTACAGGTTTTATCCAATTAGGGTCCGAAACTATTGGGTATACCAATATTAGTGGAAATCAGCTATTAAATTGCTGGCGTGGTCAAAACGGCACAACGGCTGCAACCCACGCTATTTCTACTCCCGTATATCAACAGTATTTACCGTCTGTTAACCTTTACCCAACCCCTGCAGTTGGCAGTGCATACACCCTAGTTTATTGGAGAATGCGCCGTATTCAAGACGCAGGCGGTGGTATAAATATTCAAGATATTCCCTTTAGATTTATTAATTGTTTTGTAGCGGGACTTGCTTATTTTTTAAGTTTAAAAATTACAGAGATTGACCCCAACCGTAAAATGGCTTTAAAAGCAGACTATGAACAGCAATATGACTTAGCAGCCCAGGAAGATAGAGAAAAAGCAGCGGCACGCTTTGTGCCTAGAAACTTGTTTTATTCAAGGTAAGTATGCCTAGTAAATACTCCTCGGGCAAAAACTCCATTGCGGAATGTGATATTTGTGGTCAACGGTATAAACTAGTAGAGTTAAGAAAATTAACAATTAAGACCAAATTAACTAATATTAAAGCGTGTCCAGAGTGTTGGAATCCTGACCAACCTCAATTACAATTAGGAATGTATCCCGTTAACGACCCGCAAGCCGTTAGGGAGCCAAGACCAGATATAAGTTATCTTGCTTCAGGTATAGATATTTTAGGTAATCAGTCTGGTGGAAGTAGGATATTTCAGTGGGGATGGAACCCAATTGGGGGTTCAAGTAGTTTTGACGCAGCTTTAACAGTTAACTATTTAGTTTCTGTTGGTGCAGTAGGTACGGTAACAGTAACAACAACTTAGGGGTAGATTATGTTTAAAAAAGGTGCAGATGGTATTGCTAAAAAAGGTAAGACTGAGGGTAAAAACCTTGGTAATTTTACTGGCGCAAAAGTAATGGGCAATAACGGTAAAAGCGTAAAGCATGGTGTTAGCTCAATGGCTATGAAAGATGTAGGTCGTAATCTAGCTCGTCTTGCTAACCAGAAAAAAGCTGGGAGAGGAAGATGAACAACAAACCTGCAACGGCTTATGCCAAACCTCATACTATGAGCGGTGGATCAGTTAAAAATACTATTCCTACTGAAACGGGCGCTAAATGTATGGATCATCTAAACATTTCTGTTGGTGGAATTAGTAAAGGTAATTACTCGCCAGAAAACAAGAATGGTGAAATGAAAATTCGTGGTACTGGAGCAGCAACTAAAGGTACTATGGCACGGGGTCCAATGGCGTGAATTATACCCAGCTCTACCAAGCAATTCAGGATTATTCCGAAAATACAGAATCTCTTTTTGTAGGGAATATTTCGCGTTTTGTCCAAGAAGCGGAAGAGCGTATATATAATTCGGTTCAATTACCATCTTTACGTAAAAACGTAACCGGTACTTTTACTAGTTCAAATAAGTATTTGTCTTGCCCTGACGATTTTTTATCTTCTTATTCTTTGGCTGTTATTAATACGGATGGTTCTTATTCGTATCTTTTAAATAAAGACGTTAATTTTATTAGAGAAGCGTATCCCACCCCAACAGATACAGGAACTCCTAAGTATTACGCTTTATTTGGTTCTCAATCGGCATCTTTAAACGAGCTAAGTTTTATTGTTGGACCGACTCCCGATGCTGGTTATGCTACAGAGCTGCATTATTTTTATTACCCAGTTTCTATAGTCCAAGGGGCTATTGCTACATTAGGAACTATTACGGCTGGATCAGGGTACATAGCAGGTGTATATAACAACATAGCTTTAACAGGTGGATCTGGGTCTGGAATGACTGCAACTATTACAGTTGGTTCTGGTGGTACTGTTACTGCAGTATCCCTTACTAATGGTGGTAATTTTTATGTTGTAGGTGACGTTCTTACTACAGCAAATACAAATCTAGGTGGTTCTGGTTCTGGTTTTTCTATCCCCGTATTAGTAGCTAATAATGCTGCTGGCACTTCTTGGCTTGGAGATAACTATGACCCTGTACTTTTATACGGTGCTATGAGAGAAGCTATGCTGTTTATGAAGGGTGAAGCCGACTTAGTTAAATACTACGATGAAAAATACACCGAAGCGCTATCTCAGTTGAATCGTTTGGGTTCTGGACTTGAGCGTGGAGATGCTTACAGAGATGGTCAGTTTAGAATTGGGCAAGTTAAACCATGACAATTCAACAAGGGCAATGCGTTATATTTAAACAGAACTGTTTAAGCGGCTTAGAAAACTTTGCCGCTGGTACATCTTACGTATACAAAATAGCTCTATATACTGCCTCAGCCAACCTATCATATGCAACAACTGTTTACTCAACAGATAACGAAATAACAGGCACAGGGTATGTTGCGGGAGGTAAGACTTTAACTGTATCTCAAGTACCTACGACAGCTGACCAAACAGCCTATGTTTCTTTTAGTGATGTTTCTTGGACATCCGCAAGTTTTACTTGTAGAGGCGCTTTAATTTATAATAGTACAACAAATGCAGCTGTAGCGGTACTCGATTTTGGCGCAGATAAAACTACAACAGGTACGTTTACAATCACTTTCCCAACTGCTAGTTCAACCACTGCTATTATTAGGAACTCATGACCACCGAATCATCCGTTTTTTCAGAAGCCCCACAGGTACAAATTTCTAGCGTAAGACCGTTAGAAAAAGACTTATACACAATGATGTGGGAACGACCAGAATACCGAGTTGTGGCTCCGGGCGAGCATATTGCCCATGAATTTTTAAATCAAGCTAAACCCCCCAAAGGTGCATCAGTCATAGACCTTGGCTGTGGTACCGGACGCGGCGCTTTAAATCTAGCCTTCTTTGGCGGTTTAGATGTAACAATGGTTGATTTTGCAAAGAACTGCTTAGACGAAGACATCGTCCCAATGTTAGAAACCCAAAAGCACGTTATGCGCTTTGTTGAAGCAGACCTATCACAGCCATTGCCTGTAAAAGCAGCATATGGGTTTTGCACGGATGTTATGGAGCATATTCGCCCACATCATGTTGATCGGGTTTTAGATAATTGTTTAGAGGCTTGCCAGCACGTCTTCTTTCAAATTGCTACCGAGGACGACAAATTAGGTCAATTGGTAGGACATAAACTACATTTAAGCGTTCATTCCTACGCTTGGTGGCTTAAGAAATTTAATGACCGGGATTGTATTATTCATTGGTCTAAAGAGTCCGACGGCTATTGCATGTTTTACGTGACAGCATGGTCTACAGGAACTGATGTGGTAGATCATGGAGTTTTAAATACCGACGAAGAAAAGATTAAAGAGAACGTTGCCCACAATATTAAGCTAGGTTTTCAGCAAGTAGAGCCTCATCCAACCAATGATATTGAGGTTATGATTGTTGGCGGCGGTCCGTCTTTGGCTAACAGTATTGACGAAATCCGTAGATTACGGGCTTCTGGGGTTAAACTAATAGCTATTAATGGCGCTTATAAGTACTGCCTAGACCAAGGGATTACACCTTCAGCCTTTGTTATGGTTGATGCTAGGGAGTTTAATGCTCGGTTTGTTGAGCCTATTGTGAGCGATTGCAAATACTTTATTGCCTCGCAATGCGCCCCTGCGGTATTTAAAAACCTGCCTAAAGATAGGACTTACATTTGGCATACCAGCGCAGAACTGATTAGTGAGACTTTAGCTTCTGAATATAAGACTTGGTGGCACGTTCCGGGTGGCTCTACGGTCTTGCTAAGAGCCATTCCATTGTTTAGAATGTTAGGGTTTAAACGATTTCATTTATTCGGCTGTGATTCCTGTCTTTCCGAAGACTTGCATCACGCTTACGAGCAAAAAGAAAACGACGGGCAACTAGTTATTCCAGTCAATGTTGGTGGTAAGATTTTTTACTGTCATGCATGGATGGTTTCACAAGCGCAGGAGTTTATCGACCTTATTAGAATGCTGGGCGATGAAATTGAATTGGAAGTGTATGGTGGGCTTTTACATCATATTTTGAAAACTGGCGCATCATACGCTGACTTAAAGGAGATTTAAAATGGCTGCAACTGCATGGCAACTTTACAACTACGCCAAACGTTATATTGGTAATGGCACTATTACGCTTGGAGCGGGTGTTATTAAGATGGTTTTAGCACGGACATCAAGTAATGCTTCAACCTTTACCCTAAGTACTTATGCACAGATTACGGCTGAAATTTCAGCTACTGGTGGATATGTGGCTGGTGGTAGAAACTTAGTCCCAGCAACGGCACAATGGACTGTTGGCGCTTCAGCTAAACAGATGAAATTTACGATGTCTTCAGTAGGCTTAGCTTTTACAGCTTCTGGCGCTTCGTTAACTAATATCCGTTATGCTATTTTGCGTAATTCTACAGGTGCTACAGCTGGTAAATTATTGTGCTTTTGCCAATTATCAAGCACTCAATTTACCGTAACTTCACCTAATACATTGACTGTTCTTCCTGCGGCTACTGGCATCTTTACCTTAACCTAAGATGGCAACAAGCGGATGGGGTAGAGGTCCGTGGAGTTCAGCGGACTGGGGGCAAGGAATTGTTATCGATTCCGTGGTGGGATCTGCCGCCCTTAGTGGTGTAGCACCGTCCGTAGTACAAGGCGCAGTTCTTACGCCTTCTGGAGCTGGAGTTTTAATTGGGTCAGCCCCTAGTGTTGTTGTAAGCGGTAATGTGATTACGCCAGCAGTAAGTAATTTAAGTCTTGTAGGTGCAGCGCCTACAACATTACAAGGCAAGGTTATTACACCAGCGGTTGGAACGGTAGCATTAAGTGGGGTAGCCCCTACTGTATTACAAGGTAAAGTTATTACCCCAGCGGTTGGGGCGTTAAGTTTAGTTGGTATAGCACCTACTGCTTTACAAGGCAAAATCATTACGCCAGCAGTTGGTAATTTGAGCTTAGTTGGTATAATGCCTGTAATAGCTATTACGGTTGACCGCTACTCAACACCAGCGACTGGCGCTGTTAGCTTAGTTGGTAGTACGCCTGACGTTGTTTTGAGTAATGTGATTACGCCAGCAGTTGGAAGTATAGTTGCAACGGGAGTAGCACCCAGCCCATTACAAGGTAGGGTTATTCTGCCAGCAGCAGGAACATTAACAATAGTTGGTATTGCGCCAACTGTAGCAGCAAGTATGGTTTTAACCCCGCCCACCGGAGTATTAACTTTAGTGGGTAAAACGCTAGCAGTTTCTAACCCTA